GCTCTTCGGCTCGAGCGCGCTCCTGCGTGCGGAGACGAACGCGAGTCTCGGCATGTACCCCGGCTTCGACGCGAACGGCTTCGTCCGCGGCGACCTCCTCACCGAGGCGACGATCCTGCAGGGCTTCGTGCAGTCCGGCGTGCTGCTGCCCGACGAGGCGCGGCACGAGCTCGGCTATGAGCCGTACCCGGATGGCATCGGGCAGATCCCGCAGATCACGCCGGTTGGCGGTGCACCGAACGCGATCCCCATGAAGCCGCTGAAGCCGCCGGCTGACTCGCCGGACGACGCGCTCGCGCAGCGGCAGGCGTACTTCCGGCAGCTCTCGCTCGCTGTCCAGACGAAGCGGGAGATGGAATCCATCCGCGGCGTCGCGCGCAGCGCCGTCGACGACTACCTCGCCAGCTTGAAGGAGGACAACTGATGTCTCTGATCGAGTCCGAGCTCGTCCCCGACGCCGACGCGCTCGCTGCTGCGGCGCTCGAGCAGCCGGTCTCGGCGGCTGGTGAGCTCTTCTCCGCGATCGTGCCGCTCACGCACGTAGACGTGCGCGACCCGTCATCGAACCCGGACAACACGTGGACGATGAGCGGGTACGCGGCCGTCTTCAATCAGCAGGCGGTCTACCTCGACTCGAAGTGGCTGCGGATCATCCTCGAGATCGACCCGGCCGCGTTCGACGACGTGCTCGGATCTCAGGCGCTCATGGCGCCCGACGGCTGCGTTCACTTCAACCTCGGCCACGACATGAACCGCGCCGTCGCCGCCACGAACGTGCTCGCCGGCCAGCCGGGATCGCTGCAGCTCGCCGTGGACGCGCACGGCCTCCGCTACCTCGCGAAGGTCTCCCGCGACGACCCGGACGGCGTCGCGCTCGCGACGAAGATGCGCGACGGCGTGATCGCGCAGGCGTCGATGGCCTTCATCTGCGGCAGCGATCAGACGACGATCACCGAGAACGACGAGGGCCCCGACGTCATGCTGCGGCGGATTCTCACCGTCAAGCAGCTCTTCGACGTCTGCGCGTGCCCGCAGGGCGTCTTCTCCCAGACGGTTTCCTCGCTGCAGCAGTTCGCAGCGACGTTCCCCGGTCAGCCCGGCGCGCTCGCGCTGGGAGGCCATCAGCGTCAGCCCGATTTGGGAGGCGCGAGCACTGTCAGCCCGCCGGCAGTAGTGGCGGGAGGCGGCGCAGCCCGCCGGTCAGAGATCGCCGAGATGCGGCGCAGCCTCGCCCGGCTTCGCAAGTAGCAGCACCTCCCCATCGAGCAACAGAAAGGGGGCTCTCGTCATGGACGAGAAGCTCAAGGAGCTCATCGAGGCGTACAACGCTTCGTGCGACGAGCTCGACGCGGCCATCGCCGCGTTCGAGGCGCTCGCCGCCGACGCGGACGACGACACGGTGAAGCTCGCCCGCGAGGCCGTCACCGCAGCCGAGACGAAGGCCGAGGCCGCGAAGACCGCCCGCGAGGACTACGCCGCATTGCAGCGCTCCAAGGAGCGCTTCAAGAAGGAAGACCTGCCCGCCGGCGCAACGGGGCCGATCAAGGTCAACGAGCCGGACCTCTACACGCCGAAGAGCCGTTCGTTCCTCCGCGACCTCTACATGTCGCAGATGAAGAACGACCCGACGGCGACCGGTCGCCTCGCGAAGCACCAGGAGTTCGAGATCGAGCGGTACGCCGAGAAGCTCGGCGTCGATCGCGAGCAGTTCGCCGTCGCGACCGGCACGCTCGGCGGCATCATCCCGCCGCAGTACCTCGTCAACCTGTACGCGAAGGCGAGCCGGAACGGCCGCGTCTTCGTCGACCAGTGCAACCACGACGATCCGCTGCCCGAGACGGGCATGTCGATCATCGTGCCGCGGCTGACGCAGGGCACCTCCGCGGCCGCGCAGGCGACGGAGGGCACGGCGGTCTCGACGCAGGATCCGACCGAGAGCGACCTGACCGTGAACGTCCGCACGATCGCCGGCTACTCGCCGGTGTCGCGGCAGACGCTCGAGCGCGCGTCCTACTCCGAGCCGATCCTCTTCGAGGATCTCATCGCCCGCTACCACGCGGCGCTCGACTCGGGGGCGCTCAACGGTGCCGGCACGTCGGGCACGATCCTCGGCCTCCTGCAGACGGCCAGCATCTCGGCCTCGACCTCGTCGACGGCGACCGTCGCCGGCGTGTGGCCGAAGATCGCGGACGTCATCCAGCAGATCAACACCGCGGTCGGCGGTCTCGGCTACTACGCCGACAAGATCGTCATGCATCCGCGGCGCTGGGGCTTCTTCGAGGCCGCGCTCGACTCGCAGAACCGCCCGCTGTTCGGCGTCAGCGGCGAGAACTACTCGGTCACGCTCGATGCCGCAGGTGAAGCGGCCGGCTACGGCTACGTCGGCCGGATGCACGGTCTTCCCGTCTACATCGACGCGAACATCCCGACGAACGGCGGCGCGGGCACGAACCAGGACAGCATCATCGTCATGGCGTCCCGCATCGTCCACCTGTGGGAGCAGGAGGACGCGCCGATCACGCTCGCGTTCGAGCAGCAGGCGGGCAATCAGCTGCAGACGCAGCTCGTCGCGTACGGGTACGCCGCGTTCACCGCGGGCCGCTACCCGGCCGGTTCCGGTGCCGTCACTGGCGCCGGGCTCGTCCCGCCGACCTTCTAAGCCGTCACGGCATAGAAGGCTCGTCCACCTCGCAGAGCGGGGATCGCAACGCAGCCGCAAGGCGTGCCTCGATCTCCGCTCTGCGGATCAGAAAGAGAGGCTCACCGTGGGAGAGTTCCCGACCGCTTGGCATCGCGAGCGGTACATCTCCGACCTCGAGCGCGAGGTCGAAGGCGCGAAGAAGCGATTCGCCGAGCTGAAGGAGCTCGACGTCGTCGGCCACGTACTCGACGCCGCGAAGGACGCGGTGAAGAACGCCGAGACCGAGCTCGACCGCGCCCGCAACACGCCGAAGGTGAAGGACAACGGCGGCGAGGTCAAGCAGCCCGCCGATGGCGGCGAGAATCCCGCCGGCGAGAAGACGATCGACGAGATGACGGGCAAGGAGCTCGACGCGTTCGCGGCCGAGCTGAAGATCGAGGGCTGGAAGCCGAGCGCGAAGGTCCCCGAGAAGAAGACCGCCATCCATGCGTTCGTCGCGGCCAAGCTCACCGAAGCAGCCGAGCAGGCCGCAGCGGTGAGAGCGGAGCTCGACGCGCTCGACGACGAGGCGCTCCGCGCGAAGGCGGCCGAGCTCAGCCTCGAAGTCGCCGCGGACGCCGATCACAAGGAGCTCGTCGATGCTGTCTTCGCCGCACTCGGCACGAACGCCGGCGACGGCAAGACGAAGCAGGACTAGGGGCTGAGCGCCGACCGTGTCTGACTACGTCGTCCTCGACGACCTGAAGGCGTCGCTCGACCTCGCAGGCGAGACGTTCGCCGACGCCGACCTGACGCTCGCCATCTCGGCGGCGTCACGGGCGATCGACGAGCTCACCGGTCGGCGCTTCTACCCGGACGCCGACGCGGCACAGGTCAGGAAGTTCCTTCCGCTGAATTCCGGCTACTGCATCCTCGACGACCTCTGCACGTTCACGTCGCTGACGTTCCTCGGCGACACGTGGACGCTCGACCAGGACTTCTACCTCGAGCCGATCAACGCGGCCGCCGACGGCCGCCCGTGGACGTCCATCCGTGCGATCGCCCGTCCGTTCATCTACACGCTCGCCGACATCTCGCCGGGATGGGTCGGCTTCGACGGCCGCATCACCGTCACCGGCAAGTGGGGATGGGCGGCAACGCCTCCGCAGGTCCAGGAGGCCGCGGGCATCCTCGCGAGCAGGCTCATGCGACGCGCCCGTGAGGCACCGTTCGCGGTGCTCGGCGGCTTCGACGGTGAGGCCGTCCGTCTCGCAAGGTTCGACCCGGACGTCGCGATGCTCGTCGACCCGTTCACGAAGTCGGTGATCGTGTGACTCAGATCGTCGCGTTGCTCTCATGGTGGGAAGAGAGCCCGGCGTGGCTGACACGCTGCGTCTCCTCGATCGCACGCTTCGCAGACCACCTCATCGCCGTCGACGGCGCATACCAGCACGCGCCCGGAGCGTTCACGACGCCTCGCTCGAGCGGCGACCAGGCCGACGTCATCGCCGCGGCCGCCGACGCGCACGGTCTCGGTGTCACGATCCACCGGCCCGTCGCTCCGTGGGCGGGCGACGAGATCGAGAAGCGCACCTTCATGTTCCACGCCGCCGCGCTCGTCGCCGAACCCGGCCGCGACTGGCTCTTCGTCATCGACGCAGACGAGGTCGTCACCGAAGCACCCGGCAGCCTGCGCGACCGGCTCGACGCGCTCGCCGCCGCCGGCGCCGAGGTCGCGACCGTCGACCTCGCTGAGCTTCCCGAGCGCGGCGCCTGCCCGGCGCGCAGGCTCTTCCTCGCCGACCCGACGCTCCGCGTCGAGCAGGCCCACTACGTCTACGTCGCCGGTCCCGAGCACGCGCCACGCTTCCTCTGGGGCGACGCCGATGTGCACGAGCTCGCACCGGCCAGCCACGTCGGCGGCTTCCGGATCGAGCACTGGTCACGGCTCCGCGCACCCGAGCGCCGGCAGGTCGCGCTCGACTACTACGAGCGCCGCGACCGATACGGCCTCGAGCAGATCTCACGCCGGCGCAGCCCCGGCGAAGCCCCGGTCTGGGCGTTCGACCCGAGGCCCGGCAGCCACACGTGCGCCGCGCTCGTGAGCCCGGAGGAGTTCTCGGCGATCATGGAGCGCGGCTACATCACCCTCGACGGTGTTCGCGGCCGCGTCGTGCCCGAGGACTGCGACGAGGCCGCCGGCTTCGTCCGCGTCTACCTCGATCAGCCGTACGCGGTACCGGCATGAGCGACCAGTCCGCAACGATTCGCGCCGCGCTCGCGGCCGCGATCAGCGGGACCGTTCCAAGCGTCCAGTCGTCGCCGTACCTCCTCAACAACCCGACCGCGCCCGGCACCTACGTGACCGAAGGCGAGATCGACTACGACCTCGCGATGGGTGGCGGGATGGACGAGCTCGAGTTCGTCATCGTCGTCCTCGTCGGCTACACGACCGACAAGGGCGCGCAGGCGAAGCTCGACACGTTCCGCGACCCGAACACCGGCGTGAAGGCCGCAGTCGAGGCAGACGTGACGCTCGGCGGCGCCTGCGACTACTGCCGCGTCACGAAGGCATCCAAGCCGCAGACGTACGGCCGCGAGAGCGGCCCAGCAGCGCTCGGCTGCGAGTTCACCGTCGCCGTCTACGCGCCCCGCTAACCCGAAGGAGAAGATCGCATGGCAACTCTGGCGACCCAGAAGGTCACCCGCGCCGGCCTGGTCAACCCGACGTTCGCTGCCTGCACCGGCGGCGGCGACCGGTTCACGCCGGACAACAACACGCACCTGCACGTAAAGAACGGCTCAGGCGGCGCGCTCACGGTGACCGTCGCGGCCACAAAGGTGCCGCTCGCGAACATGACGGTCACGAACGTCGCCGTGTCCGTCCCGGCAGGCGGCGAGGCCCGCATCGGGCCGTTCCCGTACGACATGTTCGGAGCGACCGACGCCTCCGGGCTCGCGGACATCACCTACAGCGGCGTCACGTCGCTGACGATCGCCGTCATCCAGGTTCCCGAGCCGTAGAGGAGGAGCGACACAACTCATGGGCATCTACAAGGTCACCGCGCCGAAGCCCGTGCTCGACGCCGAGCCCGGCGACATCCTCGAGCACGACTTCTCGGCCGCCGACGAGGCCGACCTCGTCGCCGCAGGACGGCTGCAGATCGAGCCGCGCCCGTACCGCGTCATCGGCTCAAGCCACGTCTGCGACACCGAGCCGGGCAAGACGTTCACGCACGCGTTCACCGTCGGGCAGGAGCAGGCGCTCCTCGAGGGCGGCCACATCGAGCGCGTGAACGATGGCGATGGCGAGAAGCCGCTCGAGCGGATGAACCTCGCCGAGCTCCGCGCACACGCGGAGAAGGTCGGCGTCCCGGCCGACCAACTCACCGAGCTCGCGAAGCCCGGTACCTCGAAGGCTGAGGTGCGCGCGGCGATC